CTATAAATTATTGAAGCTTTCATCCGGGGATAATATTATCTGTGGAACTGAGGATAACTGTGTAAACTTTACCGATCGCGGTATGATAAGCATAACTAATCCAGTAGTTCTAAATGTTATTAGAACTCCGAAGGGTAGAAATTTAGTAGAGACGTATATACTTATACCGTGGTTTAGTTTTGCGAACGGGAATGTATATGAGATTTCTACAGACCAAATTATCACAGCTATAGATATTAAAGAATCGTTGAAGTCGAATTATTTTTCATATTTGGAACAACGTGCATTAGAAGAAGAAATAGAAGATGGATTATCAGATGACTTTGATAATGAAGATGAAATTCAGGAAATAGAAGAATTTCTGGAAACCTTGGGAGAAATACATGACGACGAACACGACTACGATGGAAGAGACGACACCAACACTACAAGAAGTAGAAGAGGTACGAGAACCCTCCACTAAATCTAAAATGGATCCTGCTCATTATGTGGACAATAAAAAATTCTTAGCAGAATTGTTAATATACAAGACTGCTGTAGATGCTGCAAAGGAAGCAGGGCAGGAAATTCCTCAGGTTCCAGATTATATCGGCGAATGTTTTATTAAAATTGCGACTCACCTTTCATACAAATCCAATTTTATTAATTATACCTTTAGAGATGATATGATCTCAGATGGCATTGAAAACTGTCTAACCGCTGCAGGAAAATTTGATCCTACCAAATCATCTAATCCATTTGCATATTATACACAAATTATTTTCTTTGCTTTTATTCGCAGAATTCAAAAAGAGAAAAAACATCAAGCAACCAAATATAAAATAATTGAAAATTTAGATTTGGATTCTATTATTCAGCAAAATGATGATAGCGAATCCGGTAGACAATTAATTGAATATTTGAAAAAACAATTAGATACAATTGATCCCGAAAAACGGGAAACCCCTTCCGAAACAAAATCTCGAAAGAAAAAGTCCGCAGAAACGGACATTCCTACTATAGACTTACTTGATTAAATACTATATACTGTATAATTAAATTGATAAAGACTTATATGAGCAAAATTAAAGTAGCAGAACTATTTTATAGTATTCAGGGAGAAGGTCGGTACATGGGTGTACCTTCCGTATTCCTTCGTACATTCGGTTGTAACTTTACTTGTAGTGGGTTTGGTATGCCGAAAGGTGAATACAGTAAAGAGGTCGATTATGTGGCTGCAGAAATTGGTAAGTTTCTTTCATATAAAGAACTGCCGCTGGTTAGTACTGGTTGCGATTCATATGCTAGTTGGGATCCAAGATTTAAAGGGCTATCTCCTCTACTTGAAGTCGATAGCATCGCAAAATCTATTGTAGAACTATTGCCCGCAAAAGGTTGGCAACAAGAGCATTTGGTAATTACTGGCGGTGAACCTTTGTTGGGCTGGCAAAAATCCTACGAACAGTTATTAGAACATCCTTTGATGAAATCTTTAGATGAGCTAACATTTGAGACAAACGGTACCCAATCTTTGTCTGAGGAATTCAATGAGTATCTATTTCAAGAATGGACACGCTTTGGTAGAGATTATGATAAATTAACTTTCTCGGTTTCCCCTAAATTATCTGTTTCGGGCGAAAAGTGGGAAGATGCAATTAAGCCAGATGTAGTTTGCGACTATCAAAAAATAGGTAATACATATCTAAAATTTGTAGTAGCATCAGAAGAAGATGTTGTTGAAGCAGAAAAAGCAGTGGCGGAATATCGCAAAGCAGGATTTTATGGGCATATTTATTTGATGCCAGTAGGTGGCGTTGAAACCGTGTATTATATGAACAATAAACGAGTTGCAGAAATGGCAATGAAATTGGGCTGGAGATATTCTGATAGATTGCAAGTTCCCTTATTTAAGAATCAATGGGGAACGTAATGGAGTATAGCTATGCTGAGTATGACGCCGATATGTATTCGCTGTTATCAAAAATAAAACAAAGTAATAAAAAATATGATTATGTAGTTGGTATTAAACGGGGGGGACTTATCCCCGCAGTGTGTTTATCGCATGCGTTAAATATTCCATTATATAACTTAGATTGGTCTACACGGGATTGGGCGGTGCAGGATATTCGTAATCAAGTATTACAACCCGAATCTAAAATTTTGTTAGTAGATGACATATGCGATTCTGGCAAAACTCTAACAACTTTAAAAGAACTATATAGTTTTTGTGATATTGATACTGCGGTGTTAGTTTACAATGTAGACCAGATACACATACCAAATTATTATGCAAGAACTATTAATCGAAAATATCAAAAAGAATTTATTAATTTCTGGTGGGAATCATATAAATAACTATGTCGCACAAAGGCGACAAAATACAAAACTCATATCCGTGTAAGGAAGGATTCTAAAATGTCATACAATAAAACTAAAACTGATTCAATATTAGGACAACAAGTGCATGCGCACTTAGTTAAATTAGGAGTGGAAACTCCTACTATAGATGCATCTAAATTAGATCGTAAAGATAAGATTGAAGAAATCGAAAAACACTTTGCATCTATAATGCACATACTTGGTCTAGATTTACGAGATGATTCTCTTAATGAAACACCTAAGCGTGTTGCTAAAATGTATGTCAATGAAATATTTTGGGGATTGGATTATGACGCATTTCCTAAATGCACTACTGTTGAAAACAAAATGCGTTATAATGAAATGGTCGTCGAACGCAATGTAAATGTTCAGAGTAATTGCGAGCATCACTTCGTAGTTATTGATGGATTGGCAACTATCGCATATGTTCCTAAAAATCATGTTCTTGGTTTAAGTAAAATTAATCGTATTGTAGAATACTTTAGTAAGCGTCCTCAAATACAGGAACGATTAACGGAACAAATTTTTCATGCATTATGTTTTATTCTAAATACTGACGATGTTGCTGTATTAATTGATGCTCAGCATTACTGTGTTAAATCTAGAGGTGTTGAAGATACCGGTAGCTCTACTGTTACTGTGCGATTAGGTGGGGGATTTAAGACTGACCCTGCAGTAAGAAATGAATTTTTAAGTATTGCGCGAATGGGTAAAAAATGACTGTTCATGTTATGATTGATCTTGAAACAATGTCCACGAGATCACATGCGGCAATTTGTTCAATAGGTGCAGTAAAGTTTAAAGGTAAAGAGGTTCTTGATACCTTTTACTGCACCATTGATTTAAAAACTTGCAAAGATGTTGGTCTACATATATCTAAGGATACTGTAGAATGGTGGTCTAAACAAAATAAAGAAGCACTAAAAGCGTTAACTAAAAATACTATTCCTTTGGACGAAGCTTTAACCAATTTTGAGGCCTGGTTCGGTCCTAAGAGTTTACCTATATGGGGCAACGGTGCAGTATTTGATAATACAATTCTTACTAACGCATATTTCTATTCTGATAGAGAACCTCCCTGGAAATGTTGGGATGACAGATGTTATAGAACAGTTAAGAATTTATTTAACTGGATTCCTGAAGATGACAGAGTCGGCGTTCATCATAATGCTTTAGATGATGCGATGCACCAGGCAAAACATTTAATTAAAATTTTAGGTGACTCGTAATATTAAATTGAGTTGATTAATTATGAATACATATAAAAAACGAATAGCATTTTGTCTTAGCGATCAACACACTATACCTCACGGCGGATTAGGTCAATTCGCAAAATCCTTTATTGAAACCTTTACTCCTCTTGGATACAAGGTGGATATTATATTAGATAAACCCGCATCTAATATTGAATTTAAAACATACTTAGAAGAACAAGGCGCAAGATTCATTTGCGCCGAACCTATTAGTTATACAAATCATACTAAAACTTTTATGTTTGAGGACTCCTTTAACTTTGAAAAGATGGTAAATTTCAGAGAATCTATGATGAAGGCTCTTAATGAAAATTTATATGATATTATCATCTGCAATACATTGGAATCATTTCCCGCAATATATTCTTTAAATTTGCAAAAGAGCATTCAAGTAATTTATTATACCCACAATGAAAGTATGGTATTTTTAGATGATCGTGAATGGAAGAATGAATTTACTGAATCATTTAATGAAACATTCAATGCGTTAATGGGAGTTAAAGGTATTACGATTGGTACTCAGACTTTGCGAAATTTATCAGAATTACATAAGTCCAAAATACCAAATGCAAAATATTTACCTATTCTTATGACTGAGAAAACTTTACTGCAAACTCACATTAAACCAAAAGAAGGTGTATTGTGGATTGGTCGCTGGGAACCTAGGAAAAATCCTGAAGCATTTATTGAAATGATACAAAAAACGGGTTTGCCGGCAAAGGTAATAACTAATGCAACAGGTGCAAAAAAATTTGAGACTGCGCTACAAGCTATCAACGCAACATATGAAATAAAATTTGGTATTTACGGGCAAGAAAAAGTTGACTTCTTAACATCTGCTCGAGTTGCATATAATCCTGCAATACGAGAAAGTTTTGGATTAGCTTTTTATGAAACAATTGGGCATATGCCAACCGTAGCAATAGAGGGTATGTCCTGGTTAAAAAATTTCCCACCCTCAAATTATTTTGCAGTACAAAAAAAGGCAGTGGCATCGGTAGTACTTGATCTCTATTCTAAATTTGAAAATTCAAAAGATTGGTATCAACAAGGTGTACTAGAGTCAATTCGTTCTTTAGATAGAAACGGAATAGAAGAATGGGAACGATGTTTTGATTCTTTTGAATGTATCAAATCCGAATCCGAAAGAGCAAAAATTAATGAAGTTACTTTATCTACATATAAAGATTTTATAATTTCTTTAAATAGGAAAGCTTTGTCGATTGATGATGTCCGTTCTGTATTGACAAACAAGCATAAATTTAATATAATATACACAGATACACAAACCTATATATCCAAAGATAAAAACTTTGTTCCAAAAGAAGAATCTGATAATTCACTAGAAAGTTTATTCGTATGAGCCGACAATTAGAATATGTTATATCTGGACCAGCTTATCTGCGGTTAGGATCCGAGCAATGTGAAGACCCCGAAACATTGCAGATGATCAATGATCTAATTGGCAAAACGGTACATAATAAAAACAACCATCAATTTTCTCTATTATATAATGGATTTACTGAAAAGAACTTTGGTAAAAAATTACAAAAGTATAGACCGGCAATTAAAAATATTCATGCGGATTCTGGCGGTTTGCAGATTGTTACTCGCGGATTACAAAATACTCCTGAGACAAGAAACAAAGTATATGAGAATCAGGCAGCATGGGCAGATATAGGAATGGCATTTGATGAGATTCCGGTAAAGTCTACTTCTGCAAGCGGCGTATCTTCAAAAATTGATACTAAGCGAAGGTATGTAGATATGGAAAATTTTGAAACATATGCTAGACAAACAGGCAAGAATGTTAAAGATCAAATTTTAAAATTTGATTCTGTAAAAAGTAATTGTCGCCCCTTTGTTATTATTCAGGGGTCGGGTCAAGATACCTACCATCAATGGACCGAATATATGTTAGATGAAATTCCTAAAGAATTGCATCATCGTATTGGCGGCGTTGCTATGGGTTCTGCAGCATTAGGCATGGGACCACTTGAGGATGTGAAACGTGCATTTTATGTAAATGCTGTGCCTTTTGAAAAACCCTTTCATCTACATGTATTGGGGGTAGGCGCACTAAAACGTATATTGCCGTATTTACTATTTAGCCAATCTGGATTATATAAAGATATTGATATCTCGTATGATTCTACGACACATTCTATGTCATTGGATAACGGTTTATTTTATTTTTCGCATTGCAAAAAAGGTACACCTGGCGACTACGGCGGTTCATCTGTAAAAATGGGTAGACCATATTCTAATATCTATCGGACTGTTACTAACGAAATTAATTCAGTATGTGGTACCGATTACTCCCCTGAAGAATATCACAAATTAATGAATATTTCGGTAGGTGAGTATTTAGAAAACGGCGGCAAATTTATAGATATCATGCGTGCTAGACTTTCCTTTATTTTAACAAATGTGCATAATTTTACTATGGATGTCTCGAACTTAATGAATTCTAAAGATGAATTCTTGCGCTTCTGCAGAGATAAAAATTGTGAGAATGAATATAGTACATTGTTTGATGTTAAGACATCTGAAGATTTTATCTATTGGGAAAAACACGTAGGAAAATTTATGGATTCATCTCCGGTAAACATTATTGCACCATCATCTCTTGAGGACTTATTTGCATGAATTTTGCTAGTTCAATTATTAATACATCTGACATAATTATGAAACAAACAAGTTATATTTGGGTAACATTTCAAAAAGAGGGTATCCACAAATATCCTGCTGCGGCAACGGATCCGAAATTGGCAACAGGCGATTGGCTTGATGTTAGTTTCTTAAGTACACCGCATCGGCATATATTTCATTTTAGAGTTGAGATGCAGGTATTTCATGATGATCGAGATGTAGAATTTATACAAGCAAAGCGAATAATGGAACGATGGTATTCTGATGGCACATTACAGTTAGATTATAAATCTTGCGAAATGATGGCTAGAGAGCTGTATGGACGCCTAAATACTATGTGGCCTAATAGAAATTATGTTATTGAAGTATCTGAAGATAACGAAAACGGTTGTAAACTATATTTTGGGGAGTAAATACTGATGCGTAAATTGATATACTGTGGACTTGAGCCATATGAAGGCCGTTATACTTTGCAGCTTCAGCAATGGAACGAAGCGGCATTTAAACGTAGAGGCATCAATTATGAAATTATCCACGGTGATACTTTGGATAATTCTAAGTCAATTGTAACCGGACAAGTATTAGATGCGCATGGTCGTAGTTATTATTCTTTGACACAGATGGCAAAACTTGTTGCAAAGATGAAAGCTGGAGAAATTCAGTATGATGACATAATTTTCTTCGAAGATATGTTTACTCCTGGAATGGAAGTATTGCCTTATATTATGGATCAATGTGGTTGGGAACATCAGCCTAGAGTATTTGTTAGGTGTTTAGCTCAGACAATTGATCCTGACGACTTCTTACATGTCTGGGATATGCAAGGCTGGATGGCACACTATGAGAAGATGGTTAATACTTGGGTGAGTGGAGTATTAGCATCAAATGAAGAGATGGTTGCTCATATGAAAATTGCAGGTTGGCAAGTGCCAATGTATAATATCTCAGGATTAGCATTTGATCAAAATGAAGTTCGTAGTCGTGTAAAGAATATTAAACAATTCTCAGAACGTAAGAATCGAGTAGTATTCTCTGCAAGATTCGATCAGGAAAAGCAGCCGGGATTCTTTATGGATATTATAGAACATTTTGGGTCTAAATCGGATATTGAATTTGCGGTATTGTCGGGTGGTCCTTTACGTAGTAATGACGACTCCTATATAGACCGAGCAGTTGAATTAACTAAGACGCATCCCAATTTTAAGATATACGAAAATCTTAAGAAGGATGAATATTACGAATTGCTTGCAGATTCTAAAGTATTATTTAATTGTGCCCTGCAAGATTGGGTAAGTAACACTGCATCAGAAGCAGACGCATTAGGAACAAATTGTTTGTTCCCAGCCTACAGATCATTTCCTGAAACATTCGCAAATGATCCCGAATGTTTATATATTCCTTGGTCTAAAGAAGATGCCACAAATAAATTAGAGTGCTTATTAGAAACTCCTAGAAACGGTATTGGTAAATTGGCTAACTGGACCTCAGGAACTATTGACAGATGCCTCGATATTATGTTAGGATTAGATAACGGTAAGTGGAATAGAAACCAATCTAATTATAGAAATCATACATCTGAGACCAAGTATTAAATGACTAAGACTGTTATAGTTACAGGCGCCGCCGGTTATATCGGTGGCGCTATTTGCATAGAACTTATTACCAAAGGGTATTATGTAATTGGTATTGATCGCCGAGCATTACCTTCACATTTGGAAATATACTGCGATGAATTTATCCAATCCGATTTTATTGGGTATGGATCATTAATGCAAGTAGAAAAACAACCATGTGCAATTATACATTGTGCGGGTACAAGTTTAGTTGGACCTAGTATACAAAACCCTGAAGAATATTATGAAAACAATATTCAGAAAACTTTAGCATTTCTTAAATATATTCGTAGGCGTTCCCCGAATTCCAAATTTATCTTTAGCAGTAGCGCATCTGTTTATGGCAATCCTGATACCGATAAACCAATAACAGAAGAACAACCTACCAATCCTATTTCGCCGTATGGTGAATCTAAGTTGATGATTGATAAGGCTTTGCATTCGTTTAATATTGCGTATGGCATGAAATATGTAGCATTTAGATATTTCAATGCGTGTGGCGCAATACAAAATGGAATACACGGACAAGAAGCAAATGCGACCCATATTTTTCCTAAGGTGTTTGACGCAATTTTAGAAAATCAACCTTTTATATTAAATGGATCCGATTATAATACTAAAGACGGCACTTGTGTTAGAGATTATATTCACATAGCGGATATTGCTAATGCTCACGTAATGGCAATAGAAAAAAATATGCAAGGGATATATAATATAGGATCAGTTAGAGGATATTCTAATTTAGAAATTCTTAAAGAAGTGTCAAAATGCTTAGGTAAAAATGTATCTATTGAAGTAGCAGAAAAACGTATAGGTGATCCTGCGTATTTAATCGCCGATTCCGATAAATTATTTTCAGAGACGGGCTGGACAGCACGAAAAGATCTACGCACTATAATTAAAGATTTACATGATTGGTACTTCCCAGAGGCCTTAGGCGCTCATCCCTCTTAAAATATTCTGCGTGTCTTCTTTTAAACACGGAGACAAATAAAATGACAAACAAAAAATTCTTTTCTACAAAAACATACAGACAAATCGGACCAGTTGCTTATCGGCAATGGCGCGCCGATTCCCATTGCAATTTAATTCATGGTTATGCAATGAGTTTTCACTTTGAATTTGAAGCAGATACTTTAGATGCTCGCAATTGGGTTACTGACTTCGGAGGACTGAGACCACTTAAGGATAGTCTAGAAGAGTGGTTCGATCATACTTTACTTGTTGCTGAAGATGACCCTATGCGAGACGAACTACTACACTTAGGCAAAATTGGTCTGGCTAAAATTACAGAAGTAGAACGAACAGGGTGCGAAGGCATTGCTGATTTTCTATATGAATATATCAACACTATCTTTTTACCAAATTGCGGTGCAGAAGAAGCAAAAAGAGTTTGGTGTTGCCGTGTAGAAGTTCGAGAAACAGATTCTAATATGGCAGGTCGAAATGGACATCGTGAAGATAATGAATTCATCTAAAAATGAAAAAAACAAATATCGCAAAAGGTGCTCAAAGTAAAGATGAGTATGTAGGCGATTTAACTATTGCATTTATAAATCATAATACATCAGAATATCCGGTTACGGTGGGTGCAGTAAAATTTGCACCTGTTCCTGTAACTAAGCAAAAAGATTTGATGTTAAATGTTGCAAGATTGCATGCACAACAAGAATATGATAGAATTATGGAATTAGTTACTGTGCTACAAAAACAAGCACGTGGAATTAAGCATAGACTAGACTTCACGGATCAAGTACACGCCGCAGAATATTCGTTTCAATTATATCATGGACAAACCTATTGGTTGGCATTTGATAAAAAATTACAAAAAACAATTTTAATAATTAATGGGCCGAATGATTGGTCTACAGGTGCGCCAGCGCACTATGACTATATTACACGAGCTAAATGGTTAGGTGATCATACCTGGTTAGAAGTTGATGAAGAAGGAAATCCTGTAAATGAAAATAGCGTTAATTACTGATACGCACTTTGGGGCAAGGTCTGATTCGCAACCCTTTGATGCATACTTTAAAAGATTTTATCAAGAATCATTTTTCCCAGAATTACAAAAACGCAACATTAAAAATATTATTCATCTAGGTGATTGTTTTGATCGTCGGAAATATATTAATTTTAATTCTTTAAAATCTTGCCGAGAATATTTCTTTGATCAAACAAAGTACCTTGGCATTACCATGGATATGATCATTGGTAACCATGATACATTCTTTAAGAATACCAACAATGTAAATTCCCCTGATCTATTACTTACTGAATATGCAAATATCAATGCATATAAAGATGCGACAGAAGTAGACTTTGGTGATTGTTCTATATTAATGATGCCTTGGTTGTGTGCTGATAATTACGAAGAATCGATGGCGCTAGTTAAAAAAACTAAAGCTACGGTATGCTTTGGGCATTTGGAATTAGCAGGATTTGTAATGTACAAAGGGCAAAATACGCAGGAGTCGCATGGCGGATTAGATTCTAAATTATTTAGCAAATTCGATTTAGTATGTTCTGGACATTTTCATCATAAGCATAGTGGCGGCAATATCCATTATTTGGGTAATCCATACCAAATGTTCTGGAATGATTTTGAGGATCCTAGAGGATTTCATATCTTTGATACTGTTACTTTAGAATTAGAATTTATTGAAAATCCTTTTACGATATTTGAAAAATATTATTATGATGACGATAAAGAAGATGTATCTACGATAGATATTACTAAATTTGCAAGTAAACTAATAAAATTGATAGTTGTAAATAAAAAAGATTTTATTAAATTTGATACGTTTATTGAAAATATATACAATCAAAATCCAATTGAATTAAAAATTATTGAGGACTTCTCAGAGTTTGAGGCAGAAGCCTTAGATGAGACAATTGACTTAGAAGATACCATGACTTTATTATCCAACTATGTTGATAGTATAGAAACAGATGCGGATAAAGACCGTATTAAAACTTTGATGAAATCGTTATACGTAGAAGCTCAAAATTATGAGGAAGCATGATAAAATTTAAGACTATACGTTGGAAAAACTTCTTATCAACAGGAGCACAATTCACAGAAGTTGGATTAGATAAATCAACTACCACATTAGTTGTTGGTGAAAATGGTGCCGGTAAAAGCACCATTCTTGACGCATTGTGTTTTGTTTTATTCAATAAGCCATTTCGTAGTATCAATAAGCCTCAATTGCTTAATACGATCAATGCTAAAAATTTACTAGTAGAGTTAGAATTTAATATTGGTCCCAAAGAATACAAAATTGTTCGGGGTATTAAACCCGGTATATTTGAAATTCATGTGCAGAACGTGTTATTGAATCAGGATGCCGCAGCGAAAGATTACCAAAAATATTTAGAAGATACTATTCTAAAATTAAATTATAAATCATTTACGCAGATTGTAATTTTAGGTAGTGCATCCTTTACCCCCTTTATGCAATTGCCGTTGGGTCATCGAAGAGAAATTATTGAGGATATTTTAGATATCCAAATATTTACAGTAATGAATTCGGTATTGAAGAATAAACAAACTGAAATAAAAAATTCAATTTTGGATATAGATTCTAAAGTAGAATTTGGTAAAAGCAAAGTTAAATTACAACAAGACTACATTAAAACTCTTGAAGATGATATACAAAAACGGGCAAAGGATACTACAGTATTAATTGAGACTGCAAATATTGCAATTAACGGTTTTACTACAGAGATAAACACATTAAAATCGCAAGTGGATGGATTAAAACTTACAATTTTAGATGATGATGAAACAAAGAAAAAAGAAAAACAAATACTTAAAGTATTAGACAAACTTAAAGAGAAGTCAAAGAAAGTAAATTCTGACATCACATTCTATCTTAACCACGATGATTGCCCTACATGCAATCAAAATTTAAGTGAGGACTTTAAGGATAAAACGATTACGGAACATAAGCATAAATCGTCTGAGGTTGCTGATGCAATACATGATTTAGAAAATCAAATAACCGATGTTAATTTGCGATTAGAAAAAATAGATGTAGTTAAAACTAAGATTGCAGAATTGAATGAATCTATTATTGAATTTAGCTCTAGTTTAATTGCCGAACAAAATTATATTAAAAAATTAGCAAAAGAGATTCAGGATAGTGCTACTAATACTACCAACATAGATGAGGAAAAAACTAAATTAAAGGCATTGGCTAAAGATGTTATTCTTTTGTCTGAAGAAAAAGGTAAGCAAACAGAAGAAAAACACTATTTTGAGATTGCGGGTATACTTTTAAAAGATACCGGAATTAAAACTAAAATTATTAGACAATATTTGCCAATCATTAATAAATTAGTAAACAAGTATTTAGTGGCAATGGATTTCTTTTGTCATTTTGAATTGGATGAAACATTCAATGAAACAATAAAGTCTAGGCATCGAGATGAATTTTCTTATGCATCATTTAGTGAAGGCGAAAAACAGCGTATTGATTTGGCGCTATTATTTACTTGGCGAACAATTGCAAAAATGAAAAATTGCGCTAGCACAAATTTGCTATTACTTGATGAGGTTTTCGATTCATCTTTAGATGCAAATGGTACAGATTATGTGATGAACCTTATAAATACTTTAGGTGACGAGACTAATGTATTTGTAATTAGTCACAAGGGAGATCTTCTATTTGATAAATTTAGAAGTGTTATAAAATTTGAGAAACACCAAAATTTCTCTAGAATACAAGGAAGTTAATATGGCAAATGATACTTGGCAGCTACAAACGCATACGGTAAATACCTACTGTTATTACACAGGAATATTTGATGATGAAATGCTTGACGACATTGTTACGTTGGGCGATTCTCTTTTATTAAAAAATGCAGAGGTTGGTGGAAATTTTGACACGCCGGGAGGCGAAAACGCAGATATTCGAAAAACAACTATTGGTTGGATTCCTACAAACGACCAAAATGCTTGGCTTTACAGAAAATTAACAGACAGCGTCTTTCAGGCAAATTCAAAATGGTTTAATTATGATCTTAACCATATTGAATCGCTACAATTTTCAGTATATAAAGAAGGTGATTTTTATGATGCGCACGTTGACCATCATTATCAAGGCGCGGGACAATACCCTAGAAAATTAAGTTTTACTATGCAATTATCGGATCCTTCGGATTATGAGGGTGGCGATGTAAATCTAATTACGTCCCACAACCCATT